GACCAGATCCACCCTGTGCCGCTTTAATACCCAACGCCTGATTCAGTGAGCGCGTAGCGGTTGCAGCCGGTGTTGCAGCGGCTGAGGCGGAAGCAGCGGCGGCTTTTCTGGAGCCTCGGGTTTTCATGATCTTACCGGCTGCGATTGCAGCAGCACCTGTTACCACAGCGCCTTTGATTAACGCGCTCTGACCGTCCGCGCCGATTGCATCATTCAGCTCTCCGACTTTGTTAATCAGCGGGTCTAACGCCTCGGATGAGGTCTTCGTCCAGGACGCGGCCAGTTGATCCCAGTTTGCACTGGCTGTTTTTGCGAGCCGGGCAGAGTCGGCCAGGGTAGTATAGCCGTCACCCTGCACGCGCATGAATTTTTCCATCGCTTCAACTTTGCCGGACTCTAAAAACTGACTGGCGGCAAAATTAAAGGCACGCAATGCCTCTGCATCAAACACACCCGCCAGCGTTACCTTGTCGCCTCTAGCTTTAGCGATGATCTCGGTCATTAGCTCATTAATCGGGCGCATGATACGGCGTCCTTTTTCCAGCTCTTCTAGATCAAATACTTTGATCCCTGCGCCTTGTAGCATTTTAAGTTTGGCAGGGTCAGCCAGGGTGCGCAGTGTTGCCTCGAATGCAGTGGCCGCCATTTCTGCCGAGCCAGTACCCATACGGATCACCTGGAGCGCTGCGCCCATCTCTTTTAATGATTCGGTACCGGTGCGACCAGTTGAGGTATAAGCAGTGACCACGCGTGGCCCGAGCCGGGCGAGATCCGCCAACGTAAACGCGCCTTCTTTACCTTGCTTGTTCAGTGTGTCGAGCACATTGAGTACTTCGGTTGGCGCGATAACGCCCATCTTTTGAAACTCAGCCAAAATGCCACCAATTGCAGTACCGGTTTTATCACCCGTTGCCTGGATAACCGTACCGATGTTTTGAATATTGGCCATCGCGAATTCGAGGTCACCGGTCTTTTCCACGATCTCTTCAATGGCGGCGGTAATCAGTGATGGATCAACTTTGATATTTTCTTCGCGTGCGATGTCGAAAATTTCCTGACGAAGCGTGGCAACGTCTTTAGATGAAATATTGGCTTGCACGCCCAACCGCTCAAAGCGTTCCTCCAGACTCGCTGTATTGCGCAATGCCGCAACCCCCCCAGCCCCCGCAGCAAACCCCAACCAACGATTACCCATGCGATCTAGCCCACGACCCAGCGTACCCACTGTACGATTAAGGCGCGACATGCTGCGCTGACCACGCTGGCTGAAACGATCCATCGAACGGCTGTAGCGTTGTGCCTGGCGCTCAAGATTACCGGTTAAATCAACCGCGACTGATGTATTGAGTTCGCTCATAAACGGGTAAAGAGTTTCCGCAGTGTCATGTCATAAAGATCATCAAGACTCAGGGCTGTACGCGCCGCAAGATCAAACGTTAATTGATCAAGCACCATCGCCAGCCCCATCATCTCGCCCCCGCTCGCTGGCTGCCTCCGCAGCATCCAGCGCAGCCAGATCCATCGCATCAACGGCATCCTGAATCGCGTCGAGATCACGCGGTGATAGCGTCTTAACTTCATCCAGCATCAAAGGCCCGGAGTAGCTATCACCAGAGTGGCTATCAATGGCAACAATCTGGCGACGCATTACATTCACGCCGACCATCATCGGGCTGGCGACCATTTGCGGCTTATCCACCAGCTTGCCTTTGGGCGTGAGGGTTGGCACCACCACCACCTTCTCAGATTCTTCGTGGGCTTCAATCACATCACCCGCAGTCGCTTCGCGTAGCGTCACGACGCTATAAGTTTCCTTCCCGATGGTCAGGCCATCTTTTAATGTGACTGTTGTTGTCGCCATTAAATCGGCTCCACTGCCTGCGCGGACATCTTCCACGGCGTTTTACCTGCGCCATCAAACACCACCGGCTCGGTGGTAAACGCATCACGCATCATAAACTTCTGCCCGGTATCGGCTTTAAACAACACCGTCGCGCCAGTGATTTTGTTTAACTCAATCACGTCGGTAGCCTTGGTGATGATCACGCTGCATTCCATCAGCGGCGGCGTGTCAACTTCTGAATAATAGGTTTTCCCACCGTGTGATTCTGGATCTCTTGTTACACCACCAGGGTTCAGCGTCGCATTATTCTCGGCGGCAATGACTTCGCCATCGACCCGAATCGTTACCTTGCCTGTAATTTGCATTACCTATCTCCCGTTAAATATGAAACTGAGTCTGCACCGCGACAATGCGCAACTGGCCGATCAGTTTAGGTTGATCCTGCACATCGACCCGGCTATTGGCGGTATCGATGATGACAATCAACGATGCCTTGTACGCCTCCAGATCTTCACACCAGCCGAGGTCGATGAACTCCTGATACATCGAGATGAATTCAGCACGCAGTGAGTCCTCTGTCGCAATCGGTTGACCCGCACCAAAACGCTCACTGGTACCGGCTAACTTATGGCGTGGATATTTCGTAGCGATAGTTGAGCGCTGCACGAATCGAATGCGTTCCAGCGTTTCCGGTGTGTTGATATTTAGATAGCTGATATCCGCCACGCTCGCACCATTCTCCTGATACTGCGTAATCTGGCGCTCGATATAAACCGATCCATCATTGCCGACCTTGTAAGTAGAGATACCATCCCACAACAGCAGGTTGCGCTCGCCATCTGTCCAACGGTTAGCGACCAATGGCGCTTTAAGGCCGGGCAGCTTCAATGTCTTGAGTGGGCGCGCAGGATCAGCTGCGAGTTTAGACGCCGCGACAATCGCATTGGTCGCCGCCCAGATATAAGGCGGCTCCGGCGCAGTGTTGGTAGCCATGCAGGTGACGTGTGGGTTATTACGTCCGCTACCATAAGTGGATGCCGCCGCATGACCGCCACGGAATGCAGTAAAGGCACGGCAGCCGATCTGCTGCATCGGCCCCCAGCGGTCATCGAGTTCAGTTTCTAGCGCGACGATATTGGTGCTGTCTGTGAACGGCATCACCATCCAGTTGTACCATTCCGCACCCATTGCAGCGATGGCAGTGGTAATGTCCGGGTTCGTGGTGCCGCCTGCCATCGGAACAATGGCCGCAGCGATGCCTGCGGGTGTCGCCTCATCGAAATAATTCAGGCGCACATCGAGATCATTCCCGATCTCACCGGCGTGCCGTGCTGTCAGGGTTACAACCCCCGCGACATTGCCTGCCGTCACTGGCAGCGAGGTGTCGGATGTGATTGCTGACACAATCGATGTGGCCACATTGGTGACATCATCACCAGACGCCACCGGTACTGATACTCTTTTGCCAGCAATGTAGAGAGCCAACGTACCAGCCGCAGTCGCGGCACCGGTGATGGTAATGGTGCCCGTTGCCGCAACACCAGCACCGGCATCATCCAACGCAATCGCCCATACATCCATGAATGAGTCGATGCCCTTGATGGTCTTTAACATCTCCGCCAGCATTGAACCACGGCCGAATGCCGCCTCGGCCTGGTTGCCACTCAAAATACGCGTCGGCACGCCCTCGGCCACGGCACCCGCCGCGAGGCGCTGGCCAACAACCACGAGTTTAAATTCCTGCGGCGAGTTACCGGCCAATGAATTATCAAACTCGACATAAACACCCGGCAGGCGCAGGCTGTCAGGGATATCGTTAAATGAAATTGTTTCAGGCATCGCTGATTACTCCTGGTTAGGTTTTTTCGCGGTGGATTTTTTTGGCTTTGATGCTTCGATGACTGATTCATCCTGTAGGCGTCGAACCCAATATGCAGTCCGTTCGACCGACATGCCGACTGCTGGCATAAACTCATGCGGTTTGTTCGGCAGGCGCACCCTTAGCACTGTGCCATCTGGCATGGTGTTAGGTTTGATATAGATCGTTGTCATGGTCTCTGCGTCTCCTATTGGGGCAGTGTTATATCATCAATGGCATCGGGTTCGTCTGAACCCGGTACCAGGGAATGCTCGGCGTGGTAGGTGATAAAGCTGGCAAGATCGGTAGTGTCTGCAATCCCACCGATCGTCATCCACTGCGACCAGGTAAACCCCCACATGGCGATGCCTTCTTTATCAATCTTGGTGGCATAAAGATTTCGACCGCTGATTTTTTCCGGGTATCTGCGAGACTCATCCATACCCCACAGATTTTCGGTGAGATGTACGGCCAAAACATTCGCTAGCGCCATCGACGACGCATCGCGTGTGATCTTCGGCGTGTCTTTCGTGACGATGATCGCGGCGAATGCGATCTCGGCATGGTCACCCATTGAGTCGTTGCCAACGTTGGCCAGGGCGACCGTCGAAATAAATATGCACGGCGCTTTGGTGCCAATGCGTTTAAGCTCCTCAATGGAGAATCTTCCGGCGTAGGGGAGGACGGAGACGCTACCGATATCAGACACGCCAGGCATATTGTTGGCGATATCATCAATCACACCCTGGCGAAGTTCAAAAAGGTTTTTCATTAGTGCATTACCCGCTCGATGTGATCTTCAAGAAACAGATCCACTATGTGTTCGATGTCGTCCAGGTTCTCGGCAGAAAAACCAACGTACTCACGTGCGGGGTGATTGGGCCGGTCAACTTCTTCGCCGCCGAATTGCTGAATCGCGGCATAAGGCAAATTACTGCCAAACTCACCACCCGAGCCATCAAGATAAATAAACGGTGCCAGGGAATCATCAAGGTCACCTTCATTCATCAGCAAGCTATGGCCACCATCACGGGTCTCGGCGTACTCTTCAGACCAGGCCGCCCAGGGCGTGCCATCGGGCGCTGTCTTTTCATTGCGTAGACGACGGCGGGTTTGCGTGTCGATCTCGGCAAAGATTGAATCGAGCAGTTCAATTTTATCTAGCCGACCCAGTTCATTCATGCGATCCGCGAGGCGGTCGATGGATGAGAGATCAAATTGTAGCGATGTACTCATCGTTACAATAAACCGCTCATTGAATTACGATTAAAACGGCGGTTACTGCTGCTTGATTCAATCACATCACTGGATGTGGTGGTGGCTTCGGCCACGCCTAATGTCACCTCACCTTTTGCGATTAAACGCAACAGCGAGCGCGCATCGTCATATCGTATTCGCTTTTCTTCTGTGCCAACGTCCGCGCCATCGGCAAGGCGGTACACAACAATGTCAACACAGAGGCGGGTGAGTACTTCAGGCAGCGGTGTGGCCATCGGCAACGCATAACGTTTAGCGACGTAGGTATCGATCTCCGCGCTGGCGTCATTGATAGCGGGGTCTACCACTTCGCTATCGGCAATGCCATCGCCGTCACGGTCTGCAATCAGTAATAGCAGGTCTTTACTGTAACGGTCGATGATGTTTTGTTGACTGGCGTAAGGCATGGTGATTACTTACCGACGTACTCATCACCTGCTTCAAACGTGCAAGGCTCAACCACTAGATTGGATTCTTCCTCTAATGCTTTAAGCTGCCCATCATCTAGCGCATCCAGTGCGATGCCAAAACCTTGCTCATTAAAGCCATAGCCTGCGCGGCGAAATGACTTAAGGCCAGGGATTGCTTTTACAAAGACACCCTCAACCGATGGTGGTTCATCCGTCTTTTTTGCTGCTGAATTTTTAGCCGCCGCTGTTGTTGCTTTTTTTTGTTTAGGTGATCCCGCCTGGGCCGTCTTGCTTTGAGTGGCTTGACCTTTTTCAGGTGTGTTTTCTGTTGCCGCGCTTGCTGTAGCAACATGATCTGCACCGCCGTTAGTGGTGGTTGTTTCCTGAGTTTTATTTCTTCTGGCCATGGTGACTCCTCGCTGATGCTCTGAATAAACCCAGCGCAGATGCGCCGGGGATTTACTTAAGCGGGGTGATTAGTACCCCTTTTCGTGGGGTTATTCTTATGCCGTGCCGTCCGATCCGTAGCTCAACTGCCACAAACCATAGGCACCTGCTGCGCGTGCTTCGACAGAGTAGAGAAACATTTTACGCATAAACACGGATTCACTATCGCTGCTGGTCATCGCCACAAAGACAGGTTTTTTACGCTCTTGAATCACGAAAGGCTTAACCTGCTTATTGGTGACATGCAGGAACCATGCAGTGGTTGATGTAAGCAGCGGGTTGACTTTAAGCTTTGCAGTACCACGGTAAGGATTAGGCTTGCCGTCTGCTAACTTCTCGTTCTCTAACAACATACGACCAACCGATTCCAGTGCAGGCGGTACCTCCAGCACATTCGGCACCAGGCCGAGCTTCTTACCACCATCGCGGGTGAAGCCCATAATTGCCTGACGTGCAACACCGTAACTCGCGCTGGCCAGAGCAAGCGTCGCATTTGATAGCACTGCGGTACCTTTATTGCTAACGCTCACGGCATCGCCATTTTCATCCTCGACCGGATGATCAGTGTCATAAAAAAATTGTTTGTCATAACACGGATTAGTAAAGGCACCATTCTTGACTTCCGCATCAAGATCATCATAGAGCAACGCGGCAGATTCACCCGTAGCCGCTGCTTGAACAGAATACCCGCCGAGATTGCCGTCTTCGATATCGTTGCGGTCAACTTCGATGGTGTCTTCATAGTCATCGTTGGCGACGACGTAGTTAAACGCTTTAAGCGAGTTGATGACTTTGTCACCGACCCACTTCTTCATACCCTTCCAGCCGGTCAACCACTTGTAATCGTTTTCCGAACCTGTAGAGGGCACCAGCATGGTAGTTTCCTGCCAGGTGCCGGTCACGCCTTCGAACGCTTTCTGGAACGATGTTTTTATGTTCCTGGATAAACCATCAAGGGTATCTTTGTTAATAATTAATCCAGCCCCGCCCAGAAATGGCATAGCATCGATACCGCCTAGATCATTAAGCGCGTACATGGTGACCGCCTCAGCAGATAGCGGGGCATCGGCAATGGCGGCAAGTGAGATACCCGCGCAGGCCAATAGCCCAAGGGTAAGCGTTAAAAATCGTTTCATGATGTGTTAATCCTCTATAGTTTTATTGGGGCTGCGTCACCCACTCAGCCCCAGTTAAGGGGCTTTGCAGGGGGGGGGTAAATGATGGTTATTCGATCCAGACACCACCTGAATTAACAGCAACAACGACACCAGCTGGTGAGCGAGTACCCACGCCATCGCTACCGGCTACGGTCTGGTCATCGACGATATAACAAACCTGACCGACACCTGCTTGAGCGACGAGATCACCGCCAAGGTTTTTAAAGTAAAATGCTTTCTTGCGACGAATCAAAACGCGCTTATCACCATCCGCACCACCGGTGTTATCTCGCGCCTCATCAAAGCGACCGAAGTAGGTCAAGTTCAATGCGGTGGAGCCGGGCGCGGCATAGCCTGCTGCGTTAAGCACGGCCAGCCCACCGGCGTGACAAACAGCGCCAGCAGCTACGGGTTGCGCAATCAGCTCGCCATCCTGCATTTTGGTATTGCGGTCTTCAGTTAGTGGTGGCATCTCGATATCCTCTTGTAGTGGTAACGCTTGTTTGTTAATTAATCGCGCGGAACGTTATTACGTGCCGTACTTCTTCAGCTCTTCAGCGCTGTTGCCAAACTGGTCCGCCATTGCCTGCTCGGCAGTGTTCAGCGCAGCGCCTTTGTCGCCGTCTGGTTTTTTATCATCCAGGCCGCTTTTGTCAGTGATCACCGGCTGGCCTTTTACATACTCGTTAAAGAGTTCCAGCCCGCCCTCTGCCTGACACTGCGCGATGTGATAGTCTTTTGATGCCGGGGTGATCTTGCCGTCTGCCAGCGCCTGATTAATTGCGGTTTCGATTTCACCATCACGGGTCGCTTTGTTAATGCCAGCAAGCTTATCCTCGGCGGTCTGTGCGCGGTTTAAAGCTGCGTCGTAGTCACCACGCGGAACAAAGGTGTCAAGGCTAGGATTCTTAGCTTGATTCAATGCGGTGTCGCGATCTTGCTGCAACTTTGTGATCGCTTGATTAACGGCGATCGTTAATTCTGCCTCTGTGCCAGCGTCACTAATACCTAGCGCACGACATTGCGCCTTTAATAGTTCTAACATTGTGGAGTCCTCTTGGTTTAAGTGATCACCCTGCGCATGATTGAGGGCGGTAACGAAAAGATTCGGGTTATTGGTCAACCCAACAGACTTGATGCCGACGATACGGCGTGTGGCCTTTTCAAAAATAAGCACCGGGGAAAGGTAGCGATACTCTTTACGTTCGACCGAGTTACGGCCGATTTCATTCCAGTCTGGGCGTGACCAGATCGACCCGTCTTCGCGGATCTCCATCGCCTTGCCCCATGCGGCGGCCGGGGCATTCTCGCCCTTGGGGGCCTTCAGTTCGGTGGAGTGCTCAAAATCGAATACCAGGTCACGGCCACGGGATTGCAGCGCGGCGAAATAATCGACGATGCCTTGCGGCTTGTCATTGACCCATGAGCGGCCATCGATGCCGTCCACATTCTCGCCAGGCGGGATTAGCTGCACCCATTCCGGCAGGGTGCCGTCATCCGGCAGCGCAAAATTGACCGCAACGCACAGATGCTCGGTATCGAGTGCTGTATTCAGTGCAATGACAAGCTGGGTTTTTCTGAACATGCCGCCATTGTGGCGGGCTGGCGTGAGGCTGTAGCGGGGAACGCGTTCCGGCCCGCAAATCTGCGGACTGGAGACAGCAATACCACTCAGGGCGGAATTTTACCAGCCCCGGCGGTTCAGACCGCCAGAATCGCCGTTTAAATCGATTCAGAAACGTTTAACGAGATTTTACGGGTACGGATGCTGATCCTGAGCCGAGATCGTGGCTTACAGGGCTTCTCAGGCAGGATTGTTGATTTCGTGATTTGACAGGTCTGCGGCGGCAAAATAGGCCTCGTACAGATCGCCGTATTTATCCTGCTCATCTGGGCGAATATCTGCCTCTAGCGCTTCCAGGCGAGCCAAGTCGGTCGCTGTTAGCGGCTCTCTTCTCAGGATAGCCATCGCCTCCTGGAATGCTGGACTGTATGCAGACATATATTACCCCTATGATCCTGTACTATTAACGGCTGTTTTAACCACTTTGTCAATATATTCAGCCACCGATTTATTCCACTTTGCCAGCGCATCGCGATTCAACAACCAGGCGGTGAAATGCTCCGCGTGCCATTCCATCTGGTTAGTCTCGCCGTACCTGGTTAGCGATGGAAACTCGGCGGGCCTATGGGGCATCCCGGCCTTATAGTGTATTTGGTGACCAATTTCGTGCGCCCATACGCCCGCCGTTCTGGCGGCACCATTCAGGGCGCTAACAGATCCCCATTGAAGTTCACCCCGGGTAAATGCCGCCGTGGCATCGGCGACGGTTTTCAATAGATCAGCAGGCATAACCTTATCCATGCGTTCTGTTGCCTTTGCTTTTATCACCACATGATCGAATGCACGATTGGTAAAACCTAATGCACGCGTAGCACGCCCGATCGTAAAAGCCCCTAGCGCGTAATGGGAAAAGCGGCCACCGAGAAACTTTCGTACCTCCGGTTCTATTTTGTGAGCTGTCTTGCCGCGCGACATCTCCGCTGCTTTGATCGCAATGGTTTTAACCGGGTGCTTGTGTAGAAACTGCCTCAGCTGCTCGACCTGTTTTTCTGCACCAGGTATGGTGCTGATCACTTTTGTGATGCCGCCCTGGTCAATCCCTTTGATCGTTGAGAATACTGCGGATTCATCCGAAGACCACAAGCCAGGCGATGCTGCTGGTAGTGGTGCCTTAACGATTTTAGTGGCTGCGGCTTTTTTCTCTTTTAATTGCCGTTCAGCGGTAGCCCGTCTCGCCAGGCCGGGGTTAGTGTCCCAGCCGGGGTCAATCCCGCGCGGCACCTGCAACACTTCTCCGGTGCGCTTATTGAGCCATTCACGTTTTGTTATTTCCGGTGCTTCGGTGAGATAATTGCCGGTGTCATTAAGTCGATCATACTCACGCTTTGTGATTTGCCTTAAACGACATTTACACCCCCAACCATTTGGCGGGTAGTGCGTCTGCCAGAAGGGATGATCGATTGGCAACATCAACCCCGCCCAGCTTACATGCTCTTCGCGGTGATTTTCCGATGGCCCCAACTCATAAACAAAGTAGGGGTGGGTGCGTTTGGTACGCTGCGCCCGTTGCCACTGCCCCGCAGCGCGAGCGGTGCGCATGTTTGCGCGATAGATTGTTTTCAAACGCCGGGGGCTGCCGAGCTGCACGTCGCGCGTTTCACCAGTAACTGGATCAGTGGCGGATTGAATCCCCCACCAGCCCCTTGCCTGAAGCATCGGTGTTAACTCGTTTCTGAACTGAGCAAAGGTGTGGCCCTCGGATAACGCATCATCAAGCGCACCACGAATATCAGTCAGGATGTCGTGCTGCATCGCCTTGGCCACTGTAAAATTAGTGGCGTGTTCTTCGCGCCAAACATCGCGCCAGTCGAAGCCTGGGCGCAGTTTCTTTGCACGGAAATATGCCAGCGCTTCGACGGATGGTTTAGCGGGGAATTTAAAGCCAGGCTTGAGGGTGAAGTCAGGCACGACGATGCCTTCGGATCAATTCAACAATTGTTTTCCTACCAACTTCAACAGCACCGAGTCGAATAGCCTCCTGACGTTTACTTTTACAGATATCATAATGAGGTGTTCCGTGGTTTTGAAACCATTCGCGCTTTAGCGAGAGCGCATCGGCCATGCGGTGCAACTCATCAACACTATCAGCCAGCATGTGACACATGATCATTCTGCGGTATTGATGAACAGGTTTATCTACGTAGACAGTCATCGTTAAATATACGCGATCAACCAGTGACCACGCTTGCCATAGATCGATTCGACGGCGTCAATATGCCACTGTGGAATATTATTCATTTCAAGGCTTGACGTTAGCACCGTAGATCTAATCTCTTTAACGAGGCGATCATGCTTTCCATAGCCATTAGAAAGCGTCATCAAACGTCCTGGATATACATTATCAACATTCCAGCCGCGATGATTGTTGGGTCTAATTTCACAATCCTGCTCGCCATTCTTAAATTTAAGAAAGTATTTTTTGTACAACGGAACAAACAAAAGTTTCATAGCGGATTAACTTTTATTTAAAACCGAGGCCCAAACAGACGCACACCGGCATACATTAGCTTTGCTCTTACCTTACGCACACCATCGCAAATCATCGCATCATAGAACATCCGATGCACCACGCGGCTAGCGATAAACTGATGCTGACAATAGACATCATGAATCACCGTCGCACGCCGGTATCTACCGACAAACGGAGAGCCTAACAAGTGCCACAAAAACTTGGGAATGCTCGCGCCATTGATGACCGATCCTTCCGGGGCATCCCATACGCGACCTTTTGCATCACGGAAAGATACGCTTTCTAGTAGACGCATATCTCGTTTGTCGCCATCAATCCACTCGGTTTTAACGCTGTTGCTAAAGGCGGGTTGATCTTTAACTGGCTTTAGATTATCGACACGATCCATAAAAACCCCTTTGTATTATTTATCCGTTGCATCACCGAGGCCACGCGCTTTGAATGTCTCAATCGCTAGCCGCTTAATCAATTCACTACTATCCATCTCATCCAGCAAGCCCGGCAAGCCATCGATAAAATCCTGATAACTTTCTGACTCATCCGCCAGCCGCTGGATCGGGTCAAAGATCGGCGCGAGCTGCTCCTCCCATTCATCACTGGCAGCATCGGCGAGCCTGTCGACTTCATCCTGTTCTAAATGCGCTCGGTTGAGTGCGGTGCCGTGGTGTCTACCGCAACCAGGGCAGGCGTGGTTCGCATCCGTGGCGAGCGGTGGGGCAGGGGATGCAGTCTGCAATACTTCGGCATCTTCGGGCGCGTCCGGCAGGCCGAGCTTGTCACTGATTACCGACTTTTCGACACGCAAACCGAGCGGTACCAGTTTCTCCAGCGCAGTGGTCAGCGCCTCGATGTCCTCTGGTTCTAATACCTGAATCTGGATAGATGGGTAACGCTCCTGCACGCCGTGATTAAAATCGATATAAGCCTTTACCAGGTCGCGGTTTAACGTGTATTCAAGCTGCTTTACATCGGCTTTTAAAATGTCCTGCCGTACTTCATCCTGTGCCTCATTGCCACCGAGCTGCCCCGGCGTGCCTTCGGTACTGGCCACCTGGCCGAGCACTGCTTTAGAGATGAGTTTGTCGAGGTATTCCGCCAGCCCCTGGAACACCTTATCGCCACCACCCTGGTCTGCACCCGATTCAAAATCGATGCGCATCGAATCGGGAATCACTGCCGCCGCATCGGTACCAATATTGGCGACGGCGTTAATCAGTGTACGGATATCTTCTTCTTTTGCGGTGCTACCATAGCGGCCGAGGCGTAGTGGCATCCCAAACACTTCAGCGAATGCCAGCCAGTCTGTCAGCGTGTAGCTTTTGCACATATAAGCCACCGCAACCAGTCGCGCCAGCCCACCACGGATAGGTGTACCCGACTTGAGGCGTGGTACATGAGTGATGAAACGATAACGCGGCAACCGCGTTGCGGTGCCGTCCTCATTGCGCAGGCACAGCTTGCGCGGGTTCTTTTTGTCAAATCTAAAAAAGCGCGGATCACGCCAGGCATAGCCGTCGACCTCATCCCACTCACCATCTACCTTTTCCATGCGGGTGCGTGGTTGCCATGGTGTTTTGCTGGTATCCCAGTTCATCTCGACGGCGCTATAGCCTTTGCCGAGGCCATCCAGTAGATCATCAACCGCAATACCAAAATCGGGATCACGCAGCAGCTCACGCACTTCGTCGGCGAGCTTCACATCTTTGGTATTATCGCTAGCGGCTTCAACTGTTCGTGGCACTGCGCTGATGGCGCGTTTTCGGGTGCCCAGCACCGAGGCATAATGCGGGTCGCGCTCTTCCATCTCTTCGGCCAACGTTAGATATGCAGTGGCATCACCACTGGCGGCATCGCGCAGGATGTTGGCGAGGCGGTGCGGTGTGAGGCCAGATGCAACCGACTCATCATCCCAGCGCTTACTTACGCCGGTCACGCTGGCGGCGACAGGGCGCGATAAATCAGTGGCCTTTATGGGATTACCGGCATGATCAAGGATTGCAGTAGTTCTTTCCATTACAGTACGCCTCGTTTAAAGCCTGCGGTGGTACGCACGGCGCGGGTGTTGTTGTCTTTGTTTGGGTTGTGGTGTTTGGGCACGGCGTGATAGGCGAATAATTCGACATCCATTAACGTGGCGAAGTAAGCCAGGAACAGCGCGACTGCGCTATCTGCGTGACGCTTCTTGCCGTCACTGCCGTCATACTCGCCATCCTTATCTATTTTGGGTACGCCTTTTTGTAACGAGATCGAACGCAGGTCGCGGCGCACGTCTGCATGTCTGGGTATCTTGATTAAACCGTCTTCAAACGCCGCTTTAAAGGCGGTCATATTGGCGCTATAAAACGCGTCGTTTAGTTTTATGCAGCCGATGCGTGAGCCGAATTTGTCCATTGTGTATTCAGCGAGCGTTTCACCATTACCGGTGGCATCCATCGCACCGGATTGGAAACGCGGTAGCCGTTCAATAATGTGCCACAGGATCTGCTCCTGTTGCCGGGTGGGAACATTGCGCATTTCAATGATGACCGGTACCCAGCGCACAAGGTTTTCTGATATCACCATCGGCGCGATCACAGAGAGATGGCCTTTGCGTGCAAAGTCCTGACCAAAAGCGTGCATCAACTTACCATTGAGGCCGTCGAGTATTGGGTCAAGTTCTTTTTTAATCCACTCGTCAGTATCGATGCGGCGCAGGTGCTCGGCCATTGCCGCGAAGGCGTCGTCATACTCTAAGCGCAGAATCGGCGCGTCGTACATTGACTGCTCAATCAAGATCGAAGGAATATAGCTGCCACTACCTGCTTTGGGCGTTACGTCTAACTCTTCGACTGCATCATCGCCATAAAACTCGTAAACCTCTTTGATCCATTTTTCCTCACCCGCTTTACTGTATGGCTTATCGAGGCGCAAACAGACACGCTCATACAAGCCCTGTTTAACCGCCTCTTTGAAGGTGGTACGGTGGACACTGCCTTTGCGTGTGCCGTTCTTGATCTCATTGACCAATTCGCAAAAGGGATTATCTTCGCCATCATGGGTTGAGATCACGCGCACCTTTCCGCCCCAGATCAACAGCGCGAGCGCTGCCTTTAACAATTCGCTGAGCTTGTCATGGAAGGCAGCCTCATCGATAACGATGACGCCTTGTTTACCACGCAGGTTAGCGGGGCGTGAAGAGAGCGCGACGATGCGGTGGCCAGATTTAGGAAACTTGATGGTGAAGGTCTTGATGTGTTTATCGTCCTGGTCTTCCTCCCAGATCCCTTCCTCGATCTCACTGGCGGCGTAGTTGAACGCTTTGGCCCACATGGCACAGGCCTCAATGTATTCAAGCCCCATGTCCTGGTTGTAACCGATGTAATAAACATTCTGGCCACCGGCGGATTTGTCCGCCATCGCTGTTAACACATTGTCTGCCGCCTCCGCCCAGGTGAGGCCGATACGGCGTGACTTTTCGCCGATCTTGAGCTGTGAGTCATCTGCGATCCATTTTTGTTGATAGGGCAATAGTACAGTCGGCAGGTCGCCATCGATGGGCTGGTCGGCTGTGTTTGGAATAGCCGAGCTAGCTGTCACGGTTAACCCCAAGTATTCCAGCCTTGATGTTCTCGATGGTATCTTTGGTCGCGCCGCCTTTACGTGCGATCGATGCCGCTGTCTCAGCCGCGCTTTCACGCTCCTGATTCCTGATCTCTTTTTCACGCTTCACATTTTCAGACGATGCAACTTCCAGCCGCATCACAGACAGCGATAATTCTTTGAGCATCTTGATGACACCCGGCATCGCGTCGGGGTCTTCGATGTCTTGCAATTTTATAGAGAGATCGAAGGCGACCGTGCGCAGTATCTCATTGACCAGGTTACCGACATCGCCCTGCGGGGCTGCACCGAGCTTACCAATCCACATCTGTGATATTTCACGTGATTGTTTGAGCTTCGCACCGACTTGTTCCATGCGCATTGCATAGCGGTTAACCGCTGATTTACTAACGGCCTCTTCACCACGCGACTCTAGAATCGTATTAATCTCTGCCGTTGCTTCCAGTTGAGAGATGCGCGGGTCTCTCAACAACGCCTGTAGGTTGGCGAGCACGTCCGGCGCGAGTTTGGCTATGGTTGATGCGCGTGGCATATTACAACCCCGGCTGCGGACGCTTAACGCCTGGCACCGTGGCACGGCCTTTGGCAACATCATTACCACGTGTTGTGAGGGTAACGATTAACACGCCGCTATTTTTAGTCGTTACCAGCCGTTGTTCTTCCAGCCACGCAATCTGTGTATGCACGGTGTCGCTACTCACATGATGGCCGAGTTGTTCCAGTGCTGACTGGATGACATATTCGTTATGACTATAGCCAGCATCCTCACTCAGCACATGCAGGATGATTAAGCGCTGATCCTCATCAACGATTTTTGAAAAATTATTCATTTGTTTTTCTCCGCTAACAAGTGCCGCTGTATCAGTTGCATCGTATTGTTGATCTGTGTCAATTGGCCTTCCATGTTCTTTAACCCCTGGCCGACCTGATCAACGCGATTATGTATTTCACCAATTTCCTGGTTACTTGGGAGGTACGTCTTAACGGATTCAAGCGCGAGTAATCGATCTTCCGTTAAGCGAACCAGTTCGCAGAGTTTATCGATCTCGGCCTGATTAGCCATGCGCCTATTAGCCAGCCATACATAAATCGCCACAACGATGGTGCCGATCACCTGCGCGGTATCTAACCAAAAATTAGCGCTTGAATAATTAATGTCGTTCACAGACGACCTCCATTATCGATACCTGGTAACAGTAATTGAAAAGGTACGCTCATCTCGACGACCTGCTGCCGTTACGATTAAGGCGGTTAATATGCAGACACTGCCAATAACCGCCGCACCGTTTGGTTTAACGAATGCGGCAAGCGATGTGGCGTCAAAGGTTGGGTTAACAAGATCAAACGCGGGTGATATTGACCAGGTAACGCCCGTGATGGTGTCGCCGTTTAACCACTTGGTAAGGTCTTTGCCGTAGTCTAGCTCGCCACCGAGTGTGATGGTGTATGGCTTCATGCGGCTGCAATCCTGTTTTCAAACGGGATGGTTTCTATGCGCTGTTCAAAGCCGACTATCTCGAGACGTTCTCGCGGTGGTAGGCGGTGCTCACCACCTAGACCAAACATGCCTGCACTGGCTGCCTCTGTGATTGTTTTGCCATCCATCCGCACACGAAAGGTCAACGTGCCATCCGCTAACGATTCGGCGCTGGTGTCTGCCGATAGTGCAACGCTAATATTTAATGAGCCGTTCACGTTTGTCACTGATACGGTGCCACCGGCAAGCGGTTGAATTCTTGCCATGCTGCCGCTTGTGCTACTAGATGCAAGCGTTGCGCCAGTCATCGGGACGGTTGTTATGACCGCTGCATCGGTACTTGATGCTGATGACAGTGAGCCGAATAGGTTGCCGCTTTCATCGGCGGTAAACGTGCCGCTGCTTGCAGCCTCTGCGATTGTGTTGCCGTCCATGCTCATGCCAATGGTTAGATTACCTGTATTAATGGCATCCTGAATGATTGCGCCGGTCATCTCCATACCCGCAGCAAGTGCGGCGGTGGTGATCGCTTCGCTGATTATATCTCCCGAGATATTAATGTTAGCTGACATTACACCGCCAACAGTAGAGATGCTGGCAGTGCTGCCCGCTACAGGTACGTTGCTTACGTATGATCCAGCGGCAGTGTTTAGTGATGCAGTGACGCCAGCCAAGGACACCGGTGAAGTAGTCCCACCGCTGTCTTGTGTGATAGTCAAACGGGGGCGTGGCCGGAATATTCCATAAGGGTTAGCAAATAACTCTCGTGCTTCTCGTGCAGTGACTGCTCTATTCATCACCAAAGGTAAATCTATTAAGCCATCAAAGTTACGACTCGAATTAGTACCTACACCACCACCAGATTTTCCAGAGTTACCGATCATTAATGGATAACTTGCTGATTCGATTAACCCGCTAACTACAAACGTTGAAACTAACGATCCATTCACATACAAACGCATATTTTCGCCGTCGTAAGATCCTAATACATGCGTCCATTCGTTCAATGGAGCGCCGAACGAGCTATTGCAGTTGTATATTGAACCAGAAATTCTTAGGCGAAAGCCTACAGCTGATGGGTATAGCTGAAGTACATATAGTGATGAGGAGGATGACGCGCCGTTGTATTTACATATTACTTTTCGGCCGCTGGAGCTGTTAGACTCAGGGTACACCCACGCACTAAGTGTTATATGTTGATCTATTTCATGCGTTGGTGAAGATGGTATTTCTACACCCTGGGCTAGCGCTGAATCAAAACGAAGTACAGTACCTCGTTTTGAGCGCACCCACTCTGCGCCGACCACCAACCCTTTATTATCATATGACGACACATCGTGCGCTCTATTACTGCCGCCCTCATTTAGTGGCAGGCAGATAACAACGCTATCTCTGATGCCTGATGCAAGCTCATATCCATCATTAAATGCGGGCTTTTGTGCATCATAGGAACTTAATGCTTTAACATAAGACATTTATCACGCAGCCTTTGGCCCTGATGTCACGGGCGTTACGGCGACTGTCCAGCCTGGTGATAGTGATTGACCGGATTGATTCTCAAGATAAATATCAAAATCATCTGGTACATCATGTAGATATATTTGTTGATATTGCGTTGCTGTAACGTCGTTAAGGTTGATAATCCATATTCGCCACGGTGTATAGTTTGCGTCTGGTGCATCACTATCATTAACACCGTCAATATTCAGTAGCCGCAGATGCACATAGATGACGCCATTTGCTGGCGCAATAGAAAAAGCACCCGAGAAGTCAAGTATTACATCATGAGCACCATCTCCATCGGTAAGCTTGTTGTAGCTTGCGTCATTCGTCACGCCAAATGCTGCATCAGCCAATGAAGTTCCTGCCGACTCTAAAACCTTTCTTGTGCCTTTTTTTCTGACCGAGTCATTCACTTCGATTGCCATAGCTACACCCTTAATCCATACGCGTTATTTTTTTTCTCACGAGCATTTTGCAGGTGTCCTATTTTTAGCCCAGGGTACATGTCTTTCTTTACTACACGCAGGGCAATGATTTCATCACGCAATTGCAAGCTAATGTACCCGTTATCCGCCATGCTATTTAACAGGCCAATGCTTTCATTGTTATTTAACTCTATGCCACTTCCATTAAACCAATCGAGCACATCACCCGGCATGCCACCATCCGCAACCGCTGCTTTTAATGCACCCTGAAATTGCATCGCCTTACCAATCCCCACACGACTTGCCAGTGCAACATCGTTAAGACGAACATCAATAATTACATCGACTTTTTTATTCGACATAATCGCGAAGGCTTCATCTAGTGTTCCGCCGGGATCATCCTGCGCTAGTTGTTGATAGTTAACCCTCATTTATTTATCAACCTGGATAACTAACCCACTCGGGCCAAACTTATTACCCGTTGAGCCAAGGCCAATCTGAATCGGGCCAGCGCTTAATGTGTTTCGCTCGCACAAGTTACCGGCCACGGCTTCATCAAACCAGCCGAACATAAAGATAAAGCCCGTTGTGTAGGCTTCCGTCGGCGCATCGGGGAAAGTGACATCCACGTTGTTTTCAATGGTTGCGTCGGTACCGCTGCTGGCGGCGGTTGTGCCCGCGCCTTGAGTACCTGAAAAGTTGGTCATATTGCATTCAACTGCTACCCGCGCGTAATCAGCGCCAGCAGGTTCAATAAATGCGGTGCCGTTTTCGATATTGGTGTATTGCTCGGTTAACGTTGCGGCGCCATCAACAATCACCTCATCATTAACGCCTGGGTAAGATGGCTGCGCTACTGCCAACGCACCGGCACCGGCTGTTACCTGGTACAGCTTCCAGCCCGCTGCGGTATTAACTGCGACGGTATCATTGAGCTCGACCACCAAGCTATTTTCGCGTCGATGGTCAACCACACCGAGCGCGTAATGGATATTAATGGGCGCTGATACCGAAATGGTTTTTCCGCCATCCATGGTGATGGGTTGGCCGCGTTTTAATAGATCGGCTACTCTGTTTTCCCAGTAGTTAGTCATACTCATTGTGTCTCGTCCTCAGATAGTAGATGGCCATCGGGCGCAGCCATATTGCCAGCCAGCCATGCCTTCACATCGAACCCTGGGCAGGTCTTGCCTTTATTGATTTGGTTGTGCCCGAAAACCTGGGCACTCTTAAAGCGGCTCTTCATGCCGGTGACTATTATGCGCAGCGCGTGCCATTGCTCTTTTGTATATTGATCTGTGCCAATTAAACAGATAGCGATTGATTTATGATTATGGCCACGCGCATGTGCGCCAGCTTCACCAAGGCCACGGCAGGACTGTGCTGAGCCTGATGTGGGAATAACAAAGTGATAACCAATGTGGGGCATGTGCTGCGCGTTGTGGCCAATTAGGCGTGGGTCTCGCTTAAAGCCTCGCTCACTGTGCCAGCGATCGACATCTTCCGCGATGTGCCAGCGGCCGTTGGGCGTGGCTGAACAATGGATGATGATCTCTTTGACGCGATTGGGTAGGAGTGGCCTGCTCATATCTGAATAATAGATATGTCCAGCGATGACGTAGCGGGGAACGCGTTCCGGCTTACGGGTGTGTTGCTGCTTATTAAGTTACCGGTAAAAAATTAATTGGGCAAGTGATTAAAACAGTGATGCCTGTGGATTGGTTTCTGTTATACCGGTGCTTTCTTCGATAGATTGCTTTGCGCGCTTTATTACTTTGCGGATGCCGCGCTCAGTAAAACCGTATTTTGTTGCTAGCTGGCCATAGGTTTCGCCCGACATTTTATCGGCATAAATGGTTTTATCTCGCACGGCACGCATTGCCACGACACAACGCGGAATATCGATCTTTTCACCGCTGTAAACATCGCTTAACTTTGTGACGGCATCGAGGCCGATTAATTCAATCAACCACGGGCTTAGTTTAGGATTAGTTGGGATTGTGATTTCCCGCCCTGCGCGTGCTTCGATTAATACCAGCGTGAGTGGTACGTCGATGATGCTGATTAGGTCGTGCACCGAATCGGGCAGTAGATACAGTGGTAAGGGCTGTGTCATCTGGGGATGTGCTCTAACACGCTTTTCGGTGTTGGCCAGCGGCGGTTTCTTTCTGCTTCTGTAACGATTGATTTTCGTACTTTATTTGCACCTAGTTCACGCGAATTTTCAGACCATTCACGGCGCGGCCATAGCTCTTTAATGAAACGGGTGGCGGCTAGCTCCATCACATCACTAGCGGGGGTGTTGTCCAGGCCCAGCAATAGCATATCGATGTGGGCGTCGCACACGACGCGGGCGAACCATGCATCGACACTGTCTGGCGGGGTAAGCGTTTTTAATATTTCAATCGATTGCGAGGTTTTTGATTGCGCAATTTTTGATTGACCCGTTAATGGTGATTTAACCGCTGTTGAATGCTGCCCTGGATCGCGCGCCGATAGAGTAGTAATAACACTGCTTAAGTAGTTGTGTGTGGTGAGTGGCTTCCAGTCTGGCCGTTGGCGGCGTTCTCGCATTGATTCAACGGTTTCAATCATTGCATGATTTAACAGCGTACGGTCTTCACAGAGTGCAAGTGCTGTGTTTGCTAGTAGATATGCGCGGCTCCAGCGTAGTGACTGCTTGCGAGGCTTAAAAAGTCCCAGGTATGCGACCATCGCGGGCGTGATCTCTTTTGACAGTACCCCGAATAATTGGCGTGCGCTGTCGTCTTCTACTGCGGTTTCGATATTGATCGGTGTGTGGCAGTGTGGGCAGTTTGTATTCATCCGGTGTACCTGCCGTGCTTTCTAGCGTCTGCGATTAATGCAACGATAATGCCTTGCAGTTCTGCCGTATCGCAGAACTCCAGTCGATCACGTTTATACATACGTTTTGCCATAGAAACAGCATACGCCCACGGCCGACCGGCTTCGGCGAGCAGCGCTTCGATCTTTTTGATTTGCGGCTCACGATCTATTGTGTTGGGTGTGCCGGGATGTTTACCGATGCGCGTTTTAGGTTTTACCTTAAACCCTTTATGCTCCAGATACTGGATCACCTTATGAAGCTCTGCGCTGGACATCTTACCGGTGCTGATTTTACCGGTGAGGTTTTTGAGCATCTTGCGGTATGTGCTGAGTTCGCCGGTGTCATCATCGCCGTCGTCGGTGGGAATATTGAGTTGCTTAATACCGATATGGATGATGGCGATCGCGCGGGTGCGGGGGGATTTATTTTTAATCGTCATGTTCATTTAGCCATTCGATGCTGTTGTTTTTTTTAATTAAGTGCGCCTTCATACTTCTAAACGATGTCCAATGGATACTGTATTTTTTCCTTTTATCAAAATAACCTTGCTCTTTAGCTTTGCGTTTACCTAATATTTTCACCATGTCTTTTGTTAATTTAACCGGCCATATATTGACTTCCACACAAGGGAAAAAACGACGCAGCTCTTCGCATGGTGTCTCTCTACGTGTAAACCACTCACCCCTGAAATGATCGTTCACGTAAACGGCGATGGCATTTTTAAACACACTTGCGCGTTCGAGCCTTAACTTCACTTTATAACCGTCGATCATTAGATCAACGTCGGAATAAAATCTGGATAGCTTCACGGTGATTGACTTCCATTGTTCTTTGGTTAGTTGCGACACTGTTTCAGCCCCTTTTAAAAACCCCGGCCACAGTACGTGACCGGGATGTTGCTGCGGCCCTTAGCGTGGGCTATTCGGCAAGGTCTCGGGCGAAAGGAGTAACCCTTCCTTGCTGCCAGTGTTACACGCCACCGCTGGCTGGGCGTGCCCATTGCGGGCCTGGTGTTATGTTTTATTCGCAATTAATGTAAAAGGTGAAAAGTGAAATAAGGCCCACCAACCAATTAAAATGGCCAACCCAGTTAATAATATTAATCCTCGACCACGCCATGTATTAGCGTCTCCGCCGATGTTATATCTGCCGAGGCCGATGGATGCGCAGACACACCAGAAAGCGCTTGTCATTAACCAGATGAAGAAACAAGCAAAAAAACCAATCCATTCCATTAGGTACCCCCATTGCCTGGCGCTGGCTTTGCGTTGGCAATATCCAGCGCGATCTGCTCAAAGCGCGCGCCGCTATCTGCACGTTGATAGATGCGAAGGTACGCGGTGGTGCCGATTACGGTGATCGAGTCTGATATCGCTCGCATGGCGTCCTGCCATTTTTGATCTTTGATATCGATCTGTTTAAGGCCAAGGATGCGCCCCCGGTTAACCTGGCCTTCTTTGTCTACCTGAAAGGCGTGCTGTACCAGGGCTTTGATATTGAGGTGTGCATCGTCTTTGCCATCGCTCTGACTCATCCATTGATTGATGCACTCATCGATCAATGTTTTGGCAATCTGTAAACGCTCATCGAATACCATGTGATCACTGATGGCGATCTGTATCTTGGCGCTGCCATCAAAACTTAGCAGGCTAAGGTTGCCTTTTTTGCCACCCATTTTTGCACCGTAGCGCTCTGCTGATAACTCAGTGAACGCCTCAATATCTTCCAGCGCTTCGCGCTTGAAGTCAGCAAGCTGTCTGCTGAGTAACTGGGCACGGTGAGCGATAGAGGTGACCAGTTGGTGTTTTTCTTTGTCGAGATCAGAAACTCGCTCCACTGGTACCAGGTGCCCCTGTGCATTGGTCATATGCTCACTCATGATGTTTTTCTCCCTGCTTTTCTTCGGTGATATGTGCGCCCAGAATGAATGTGATTGCAGCCGCGCCCAGCCAGATACCTACCATGAAGATGGCAACGGCATAACCTAAATGAAATTCCATCATGCACCTCCATGCTATTGCGTTGTTATCCACTGAAGTTTGCAACCTTCAAAAAAGGTGGCATTGACAATCTCGCGGCGATTGTTACGCAGCCGCATAATATGCATACCACCACCGAGTTGATGCAGCGCCCTGTTCGGCGCAACGTTGATCACCGGACGGGACAGCGCAATGCTGACGGAGACGACATCAACGCCGATGTTGGTCAGCCGTTCGACGGCGAGTTCCGCCTGATAGAACTGATTAATAATGCGAGGTTGGTCTAACATGATTAATTCCCCTCTGTGGTGTTGTGTTGGCAATTGCGGCACGCCTTGAATAACTGCACGCGCATCTGGTTAGTGTTGGCGTAGGGCTTGCGTTGGTGCTCTATGCAGCGGTTTGCTGGGATTGCATCTAATACCGGGCATTGCACCGTAACGTTCATTAACGCGCCCCTTACTGCTTTTTCAAAGGTGGTTAAATCGGCGGTGTAGCGTTTACCGAGTACCTGATTAATCGCAGAGTTTGAATAGCCGATCATGTCGCCGACTTTCTTTTGGCTTGTTTTATCGCAGGCCATAGCGAGCGCAGTTATCCAGTCCGGCGGGGTATCAACCCAGAATTGATTGGCTCGTTTTATTGATGCGCTCATGATTGGCGCTCCACTGGCTTAACCACTTCGCCGAGGTTAGGGTCAAACACTTGTTTTATGCGTTGCACCATGGGTGCTTTGCCGCCCGTGTTTCTGGCCTTGACGAAGCGGTAGCGGGCGGGTGTCGTGGTGCGGTTGCCCTTAATCTCTTTCTGGCTCATGTGCAGGTAGCCGACTTTATAGAGGTGTTTGATGTAGTCTCGCGCGCTCGATGGTTTGATCGGGTGTTCTTCAGTACCCGACAATGACGCCAGCTCGATATAGTTAAATTCTCCGGTTATTTTCATGGTGCGCCACATGTTCTGCTGCGCGGTACCTTGCGTGACGATCTGCCCTTTGCGTGTGACACGTGGAGCGTCTGCCCCGACATCTTTGCTTAATGTCCAGACGACGGCTTTAAAGCTTTTGGGGTATGGGCCAGCTTTGCGCTCGCCTGTTTTCTTAATAAACCCCGCCTTTTCCAGCCCTTCGAGATAGGTTCGGATGGTGGTTTCTTTGATGCGCGTTTTATCTTCAATGTCTGAAGTCGAGAACGATTTCAATGTTCTGATTGTGCTCCATATCACCTGCCTGCCTTCTGGGTGTTTTGCGTTAACTGATAGATCGATGCGCTTGCGGCCTACGTGTTTTTTAGTCATAACGCGCACTCCATATCTGGTGTTAGGCCGTTATGGCGCAGTATTGTTCTTGCGAGTCGGTACGCTTCTTTAAAGCCGTTGCCCAATGAGACATAGGCGGATTGCTCTTCCCAGCGATCAAAATCAAACGCTCTATTATTCAGGCGCTCATATTTATAGTTATACAAGTCAACTCGTATTTTCCCGCCCTGGAACCAGATGCGATCGCGCATGGGGATGTTGAGTCGCTCTTCTGTTTGTTTAGCCATTACGCCACCTTCCTTTGCGGTGCGCGGCCGGTGTAGATGGGTTGATTGCCCCATTCGGTGAGTGATACGTGCGAGTGGCCCTGGTTGATAGCGAATGTATGTGCGTTATAGAGGTTGACACACAAGCGTCGGGTACAGCCTTTGGTGGCCTTTAATATTTTAGCTAACAGATCATCTCCGATTTCGATGTCAGGGCAGTAAACCTTTCGTAAGAGACAGGCATCTTCATAATTGGCAGGCTGAGCAGGAACCCATTTTAAAATACGGTTATGAAAACGTTCATTCACGGCAAGATTGGTTTCGAGCTGCTCTTCACCGATAATCAATATGGCAGCGTTACTGCCTTCGTAGATATCGCGGACGATCTCTTCATATCCTTTTGCGACCATGTAATCGAACTCATCGATAATCAGCGGACGGCCTGATAGTGATAGCTGCTCGGCAATCTGATCTGCCATATCTGAATTGATTCGCTTTTCTTTTATCCCCATTTCTTTGAGCACATTCTTAAGAAAAGCGCCTGCAGCCCACGTTTTTTTACAGGCGACGTGATAGGCGTTGTAGCGATTAGCGGCATAAGCGGCGGCGAACGATTTACCGTAGCCGGATGGCCCATAAAAACCGACCAGACCTGGCAACGAACCGGGGCGGCTCATTGCTTGTTCTAGCGCGTCTGCACAGAGTGCGACATTGGTTAGTGGCGCGATACTATTGACGATTACCTCTTCTTGGGTCATGCTTCTCTCTCCTTAGGTTGTTTCCGCTGTTGGCGCAGCGGGTTAGTTGGCCTCTCCAATGGGGAGGCCTGATTCTTCAAAAAAATCCTTCATTATTTTGTAACCGCTACTCTGTTGATAGCGTTTTAACGCGGCCTTTAACTCATCGTTAACGGGTTCGCCATTGGCTATTTGCTGCTCGATTCTTGCCCATCTTCTGTGTCTATCCTGTGGGTTTTCTGCGTCGGCAATATCTAGCACGACTGGTTTAAAGGTATTGCTGGCGATCTGCTGTTTGATCTCTTTTTGGCGTGCGGTTTCTTCTGGTGCTGCTGGTTGCTGTGGTGCATCTAGCCCGGTGACTGATTTAATCGCTGGCGTGGTGTGTTCGGTTCCTGGCCGTGGAAAGGCGGTGATTTTTTCGCTCTGTTCAATGCGGTGCTGCAGCACCACTTGCGGAATATCATCGGTAAGCTGTTTTTTGTAATCGATATATTCCTTGCCTTGTTGCGTGAGGAATTTTTTCTGATGCGCCTTGATTGCGCTGGCTGCCTCTTTTCGTGAGGTGCCTAGCAACTCTGGACATTCTGCCCAGCAGATAAAGCGACCCGATATGTAGACAGCGAGACGACCGATATCTTGCTCATCATATTTTATTGATGACTCTTTGCCGGTGTGCTCGAATAGCCTGGCATCAAAGTACCAGCGTTTATTAAACTTGATGCCTTTCTTGGTGATGGTGCGGGTGCCTGCTACTTCTGCAAGTAGCATGTCTAGCACGCGTTCATCTGAGATGCGGCGTACTGGTTTTGTCCATTCTGATGCCATTTGAAAAGGGGTTTTACCGTTAAGGCCGCCATGTTCATCGTGCATGTAGACATGATCTGTCCATTGGTCTAGTGCGATCTGTAAATCATCGCTTGAGATTTTCACATCTACGACGGCTTCTTTATCCATGATGCGGCGGGCGAAGTCTTTGCGGGCTTCAATTACTTTTCTTTCTGCAACGTTGTGACCGATAAAGCCCGGCAATAAATCGAGTATGCCGTGCGACAGGGTACGCATGGCGCGCTCGATGGTGCCTTTCTCTTCTGATGCAAACGGTATGCAGACTTCGTGATTGACCTCTAGCGCTTCGGTGACGGCATCAATCTGTTTCGATACATAATCCTTACCATTATCAGTACGGATGGCCTCGGCAAGCCCCCACGCGATGACAGCACGGCGGAACACCTGACAGACGGCAGTGGCCTTTGAGGTCTTTGATACATAGAGTTTCATACGGCGGGTATACATGTCGATGGCGCCGACTACAGAGTGACGGCCGTCGGTTAACATCCAGTCACCGGGGGTGCTGTCTAGCTCCCATAATTGATTCGGGTAAGTGATGTGGTCGTGATGTGATCCGACCGCCGCCATATAGATATTTTTCCATTGATCGGGGTTGGTGATCTTTGTCCAGAGCTGGGCATTGTCTGCTTTCCACGAGCTGATATAGCGATCGATCCCCTTGACCGATACGACATCAAGTGCTGGGTTGCTGGCTTCTATATAGGCCTTGATCTTTTTGCCCGTGATGTGCGGGTATTTGAACATCGAACCGAGGACGAGCTTTTTCAGCTCATCATTGCATTCAATTTTACTTTTGCCTTTGTTCTGGCCGTAGCTATCGACCAGCGCCATGATGCCCTTGTTGAATAGGTCATTTTCCCAGCGCTGAAGGCTGGCGGCGCTGAGGGTGTGAGTGCCGTTGTATTTGGGCATCTGCTCTCGCACCCACTGCGGTGGGTCGATGGTGTCTTTATCGAGCGTGTAATCATTGAACGCCTCGGCAAACTGGGCGCGGCTTGATTGCTTGGTGCCCCCGTGTGTGCGGCGATAGATGTTAAGGGCTTCGACTGTCCATTTACGTGCTTTGGCGCGTGTTTTTTTAGGGCCGTCTGGCAGGGCTGAAAAGTCTTTTAATGATTGTTCTTTTCTGGATAATCTCGCCTCGGTTGATTCCTTGACCGGCTGCATTATTTCATTGAGTGTGGTTTCGCCAGGTAGCGGCGTTGCTGCGCTCATGACGTTGACGGCCGCGACTGCTTGTTGGTGGCGTAGGTGCTTTTGGGTCTCTTTGGGCAGGCTGTCTATGTGGTATTCGCGGCCTTTCCCTTTTGCTCGCTTTCTGCTTTCCCACGATTCACGATCGGCAATCTTATTAATGCCTCGTGATGTACCAGGGAGCAGTGGCAAGCCAGCAAGATGAGCAGTGGTGAACCATTCCTGATTCATTGGTCACCGTCCTGGTTAAATAGATCAAGTTCGGGTGCCTGGCTTTTACTGACATTCTCCCTGTGCCATGCGAGCTGGCGCATAACGGCGTTTAAATTAATGATTGATTCGTTGATTTCACCACCGTCTTGATAAAACTTTATAAGGTGACTTACCGCCTCATTAAACGACAGTTGAAGGTCGTTTATTTGGCCCTCATCCGCCTTTCGACCGGTGGGGATGTCAATTAGCAGCTTATGGTCTGAGGCTGCTAGATACTGGGTGATGAAGTCGATGCCGCAGGCGTTCTCGAACGGGCGAATCAAGATCGCTGGCATACGGCCATTTTCAAGCCATTTATAGAGGTTCCATTTATTGGATAAGCCCATTAAATCGGCGATGTTAGCTACTGAGCGGTTGTGCTTAGCCAGTGCATGTTCCTGGCATAGTTCCTGCGCATGGCTCAGGCTATTGGGTTGGACTTTTTTCCAATTCCGTTTAGCCATTGGAAGCCTCGTTTTTTGAGCGCTTCAAAACACGGCGCGCGAGTGCTCTATCGCGACGCTGGCGGGGCGTGAGATGATTCTCACATCGACGAAACAGGAGGGTAATGACCATGCGCTATACGCCTCTATCTACAGCACTGCTGACGGTGGTATTCTGGGGGTATCGAGTTGGCCAGATAACAGAGGGGGTAACGCCAAGTGCTTCGGCGATAATGCGTTCACCTTTGGGCCAGTGTCGATTTAGTGCATGAGTGAGAGTGGTAGGGCTTTTATAACCATTACGTGTTGATAGCTTACGTAATGACAAGCCTGCTTTATGTAGGCCCGCGACGATATCGGCGCGGTGCCAGTCCTCAATCATTGCGCTTTTTTTTGTGGGCTTCTTTTTGCTCATGGCTAAATAAATTACGCAGAAGTGCGTGATATGTCAAGCATAAATGCGAGTTCCTTTTCGCACTTGTGGGTGTTTCGGTGTTTTATGGGTGTAATCGATTGATATGACTTGGAAAAATAAAGAAAAAGAACAGTGTAAAGAGAATGGGAACGGCGTTCCTTTTCTAACAAATGGAATCGGAACTCGCATTTCTGATTCTTCAAGAGCTGTGGGTGGCAAAAAAAAACTCGCAGAAATGATAGGGATGTCAGAATCTCAACTACACCGGGTAATATCCGGTGAAAGCCAGTTGAAAGTCGAGGGACTTGCGGCCATTGCTCAGGCTACACAGCAATCTATTGCGTGGTTAGCGATAGGTAGACAGTCAAATATGGTCGCTGAGAGCGGTGCGGCGTATCAGTCGGGGAAGATGATTGTTAATACCGAGCTACTTCAGGAGGTGCTAGAAACCGTTGAAACCGTTCTGCAAGAGCGAGGGTGTGAACTCAAGCCAGATAAAAAATCAGAACTAATTTCCATTATTTATGAGGAATTTAGCCAGGAAGAAGGCGAGCCAGACACCAACAAGATTGTACGATTGATTAATCTGGCGAGCTAAGCGCCTTCTCGTACTCGATATAGCTTTCGTTTCCTTTAAGGGCGGCGCCGATTATCTGAATTCTTTCTGCTTCAATTTCCGCCCGTTCTATTTCACTTTCATGCATTGACTGGGTGTAATAGGCTTTGTATTCAGGTGCGATGATAAATCCAGTTAGTACAAAAAAAGCCGTTAGAAGCACATACTTAATAGTCATGCTCAATCTCCATATATTTTTATTGTAAGCGTATACTTACAATATCGACTATAACGGAGTTCTGATTAATGACAGAAAGCTATTACTTATAGGATAACGATGTGTACCCAGCTTAATATGAGGCCTGCGGTCATTAGAGACATAAAAATCAGCCTCACATCATCCTGACAACTGCATCGCTTCTGATAAGTGCTAGTTAGTAGGTGCTCTACCTTCTTCTTCATACGACTATTCATTCATTAAATGTATATTATTTAACCGATGGCGATCACTGTATAATTTTACACTAGAGTTTCAAACTACTTGTCCACGTGGTCATTTAGCGCATCAAAAGTGTGTCTCGCCGATTTTGGCGTAATTCATGCGCTAGCTAATTAAGTCGTTGTATTGTTTGATTTTCCCGAAAAATCCCGGCCAATCCCGCTTAATCCCATATCTTTCATACTAAACGTCTAGTCACAGTTTCCGCTGTGTCTCTAGTTCATTTATCTTCTTGAGTGCTGGATCAGGGTTATCTAATTTGACTGCTAAGTCCATCGCCTTCGATATTTGTTTATTGATGTTCGCTACTTCTTGGCGAAACTCTTCAGCTGGGTCTTCAAGTAACGAGTTTGCTATCTCTTTGGTGGCCCCAGTAACTTTACTTACAAACTCGGGCGACACGATATCACCCAGCAGTTGTTCAGTGATCGCTTCATCCACTTTTTCTTTAATAAGCCAGCGTCCTTTTTTGCCTTGCCCAGGCCTGGTTCGATAGTGTTTATTACCGCTGCCAATCCAAAGTGCTCCTTCGGGTGTTTTCAATATTCCTGTTAATAAATAGCTTGAGGCCCCGGTTTTAGCCTCTGAGACCTTCTTCCCTATATGACTGTTTTCAAGTCGGCTGAGAATTTTTTCCGCTTCATCGTTGGAGATTAACGCATCGTGGGTGTTTTCATTGATAACCCATTCCTCTCTGGGGCGACGTTTGTTATTACCTTTGTATCCTTCACCCTTTT